TAATACTAGTATGACTTAGTTTTTTAAGTATCAATCAAATTTATTTAGGGGATAACTACATCTAGGGGATAACTACTGCGATCATAAAACAACCCTGGAGCCATATACGGTTGTGTGTATTCCGTGGCCGTAGAATTGTGATAAGCTATGCATCGTTGACCATCTAAATTAGCACAATACGAGGGTGATTCTACACTAGGTTGGTCTGGAGTCAAATACATTTCAAGATATCCTGTAATACCCTTTGTATCATAATTATCCTGAGACGCTTTGGTAAAGTTGGCCGGAAAGTAATTTCTCAATACATTACTCACCGTCAAGACTTCCTCTAATTTATAATTCTTGCTATCCATCTGACTCGCATCTACCGCAATCAGAGCATCTTGAGACCGATAGGTATCATCTAATAACGAACGAACATTCTCCGAAAAGTTATTCTCATTTAACAAAATACCGGTGTGTTGATAGACAATATCATATCGTTTAACCACGTTGGTATTGGAAGCCGGATTGACCGAAATATAATTAATATACAACTCTTGATTCAAATCAACTACATCCAAAATAACCTTGACAGTATAATGATTATTCATAGAATGTAACGTGGCATCAATAATATGACGAGTATTACCTAGAGAATCACGTTGTTCATAAATATTGTTGATCTCTTGAACCTTGAATAATTGATCGGTGATATTGTAGGTGGCTTTGAAGATTTGATTGAGTAATTCAGTGAAGAGTTTCTTTTGAGAGACATCAATCGTATATTTCACATACAAATTCACTTCACAGGCTCCTTCTAAGGATATCTTGTTTCCACTAGAATATTGGTTCAACACATCATACAATAAGTGGGACGGTTGAGCCAAGCCACTGGTATCCTTACTTGGTGGCGCACTATTCAATTGACTCAAATAAACTAAATACACCACGACCACACAAAAAATTAATATTGCTAGGTTATTCATTATATATATGAACTAGATTATTATTCATCTTTCAATTCAAATAATTCTCTGCGTCCATGGATAAACTTGGAAATAAACCGATGAGTGATATCCAATTGTTCGCGACAACGAGCCCCCGTGATAATCACTTCACCGCTCATAAAGATCAAGATTGTAATACGCTTACATTGTCCGTCACCCAAACCACGTCCCTTACCCGAACACATTTGAGAACATTGACAAATACCGTGATTGGTAGATTGATTGAAATAATATTTGATATTCACACCCGGATAAATACACGGTTCATACGAAGAATACATTCCGTGTTCCACGATTTCACGATGAATGACTTCTCGTTTCACACGATAGCCTAATGAAAAGTCACTATTAATCATCACTGTGTCAAACGGCATTGTTTCAATTTGAGCATGAGATAAAATCTTAGATTCAGAAGTAGAGTCTGTTTTGAGTAACTCGGGAATCAACAATGAGAGGACTTTATCTCCATGAGTTTCATACTTTAATCCAGTCATTTGAATCTTACCATTATTGAATAATTTGACATTCACCGACTTTTCACACGTTACATGGATCGTCACTTGATTAAAGAAGGATTTTTGCTTTTTAGGTGTTCGCGATTTGCGTTGGGCTTTCTTGGATGTTCCTTTGGTTTCTGACCCGTGTTGTAAATAAGTAATTACGTCATTCGGTTGAATTGTCTGATATAAATTCAATAAATTGATATCAGAGTTGATAGATGAAATAGCTGTCATGGTGGAAATTCGTAGTTCGCTCATGGTTCAACTAGCGTAAAGTGATGGTTAGCCTTTAAGTGGTAAAAATCAAATTTATAGTTTATGTTTAATTAAGTCTTCTGTATAACGAATGTATCGTAATAATCGTGATTTAGTCATATATTTATCTATGTGACGTGTTAATCGTTGTAAGGATACATCTGGATTTAAAAACCGATAATGTAAATACAACATACACCACGCAATACACGCTCCTGTATAGACATCTAATCTAGCTTGTAATCCTCGTTTAGGTTCATATTGTTTGGGAGAAATATAGCGATACCCCCGAAAATGCTTTGTTACAAATTGTTTCACTCGTTCTGAAACTCTTACATAGCCCCTAGGGATATCTTCTAATTCACTATCCCTAGAATAGTTTCCATGAGGTTCAAACAATTCAAGGGTCTTTTGTTTGAGATCCAGTAAAAGAACATTCGCATGAGCCCCTATACTCGGAACCACTACATGAATCGGTATCGGTAAAAAACTATACTTCTTACATTTCCGAATATTCTGTTTGAATTGTTTCATAGATAGCGCTTCATTATAAGGTTTAATGGGTAGAGTGTTTTGTTGGTTATTGAAACCCGTAACCAACATAGTGATTAATCCGAATTTATCTGAATCCACAACGCAAACTCGCTGTTTTATCGTAGAATCACGTTTAACTAGCTCTTGAATAAATAAGAATAACGAAGACCAATTCTGAAAATGATACTCAATGGTTCCCTCACTCGCCTTGGCTCCTAAGCTACGTTTATCTGCTAAGGGAACATTTTGAATCTTTGATGTAGTTTTTCGCTTTGTTTTTCGCTTTGTTTTCACTACCATATAGTAGAGTAGATTATTTATTCTTTCTTCACAACCGTCGGTTCGGGTGATTCTTCGGAACAGGTGGTTTCTTCCGTAACAATTTGTTTCGGTTCTGGGCAATCAGAACCATCGCTAGCCGGTTTCGCTGGCGGAGCCCCCATAACCTGCATCATTTTCATCAGATCCATATTACCAAAACCCTCTTCATCCGATTCTTCATCCGATTCATCACCTTCATCTACCAACTGCTGAACCACTCTATCACGATTCATATCATCCGAAGGACAATACATAAAGGTCAAGCATTCCATTGCATCTCGGAGTGTATCGCGATCCACCGTAAAGCAATAGCCTTTCTTAATCATCGTTAGCACAATCTCCACCATACCTTCATAATCAACAATCGCTTCACCTGATTGGATGACAAAATTATGGATCGTATCATATACATCCTCCGAAGTTACTTTCTTCAAACTAATCATTATACTGGGTGGAATATATAAATACCTTGAAACGAACGCATCAATACTGATTGGAAAATATATCATTCAATACTTTCATGGATGGACGAAACCCATGTTCTGTATCCAACAAATCCATACAAAACTTCTTTGTCATTTGTTTAGATTCCACCGCCGATTGATAGGATTTCACCACTTCAATTTGTGCTTCTGTGTATTTCTTGGATGAAGGCGGGTTACTCTCCACATATTCATAGCTTAACACACGTCCTACCGAAGTTTCAGCCCATCCATGAATACGCAATCCGCCATACGTAACCTTACTATGACATTCTTTACATAACGGAACTAAATTATGATGTTTATTTTTATGATGATAATCAATGACATTGTGTTGATTCGCTAAACATTGTTCTTTAATGTGATGCGTTTCTTGGGCTTGAGAACCACATACTTTACATTCATCCATAAATATTTCAGAGTGATAACACGATGTCTTTGAATTGAGTAATTGAGACGATTCAGTTAGTTGATGGAGAATTTCATTGGACTTGGCTATAAATTCGGCGGGCAATCCCATCGCCTCACACACTTTGAGACCATAAATCGAGGGACCGGGTCCTTCGCTCAACTTACGATTATACTTTAAAATACCCTCTTCATACATTATCTTCAAATGATAAATACGTAGCTTAGTTAATTCAGCTAAACTAGACAGTTCATTTAATTGATGTAGATGAGACGTTATCATAAAACTAGCTCTTTTACGAGACAACCACTCCAAGCTTGAGGATACAATGGATAACGCGGACAGTGTTTCGGTTCCAGAACACAACTCGTCACCCAAGATAAGTGAATTTTCATCGGCTAATTGAAAGATAGATCTCAATTCCATCATTTCCACCGCAAAGGTAGATTGCGACCGAAATAAATTATCATTATTCAAAATCCGAGTAAATATCTGAGTATAGGGTTTGTAGGAAAACGAAGAGCACGGCACAAAGAGACCCGCTTGGGCCAAAACCACCGCGAGACCCAATGATTTCATCAAAGTGGATTTCCCACAGGCATTGGTTCCAAACAATAAGATTCCTTCTTGTGAAGATTCATCTACTCCCAGTTCAACATCATTGGGAACATATTCAATCGTATCACTAATTATTTCCACGATTGGATGACGAATGTCTTTGGCCACAAAACAGCTCTTAGAATTCTCTCGAAACGTGGGCCTACAATAAGAACGTTCAATCGCTATCTTTGCTCCAGAACACGATACATCTATATCGGCCAATAACCGATGAAACTTTTGTAGAGTTGAACCATAGGTTTGATATAAGGTTTCCATAGTTTGGGTCCAATACTGTTGATTCAATTGTTTCAGTTTATCTCCTACTCCATCCAACTCCCGAGTCAACTGTTTGATTTCAGGAGATTCAATATAGGTATTTGATTTGTCTTTGGATTTGAAGGTAAAATCACCGGTATTGATTTCATAAATTACCTCATCTCCGTGTCTCACATTTATACAATGATTCGGGAAATTTTGAAATCTCTTACGTAGAATTTCAGAACGTTTCTTAGTGCAATAAAGAGAATGTCCTTCTTTGTCATTATGTATCATCTTACAGGCATTCGGAGCTTCAATGATTCCATTCAGACGCGTTTGAATACACTGAATATGTTCCGTAGCTCGTATGCGTGTTTGATCCACCGCGTCCAATTCAGGATAAACCCCAGATTCAAAATACGATTTCGGTAGAGATTGATTCAGCGTAAAATGATGAAATTGAAAGGTTTGTTTGATTTGTTTCCAAAACTTACGATATTCATCTATCAATGGGATATCCGTTTCATATAATTGGAGTAAGTCTGGATGAGAGTCTAGTTCAGCTAACACCCGATTCACAAATTCATACGACACTTTCAACTGAAGAAATTCACTCGGTTCAATCATACCCAACCCCATTTTACGTAGGCTTTTATCTAGGTCATGAATCTTACTCATATTGCTCCGAATACGTTGATAAAATTCATCCTTCTGACACACTTCAATTTTGGTGTATCGCTTGGTTAGCTCATCGGTATCAATGATAGGATACAACATTCGTTCTTTGAGAAGCCGTTTCCCTCCCATAAATCCACACTCATTACAAATAGAATACAATGATTCGTGTTTCCCTTGATAATACGAATAATTATTCACTATATTCAATTGTCTCACTGAATTGGATGTGAGAGTCAAATGATGAATATCGTCAATCACTTGAGGTAAATCAATATTTCGTAGAATATCAACTTTATGGTCATAAACATATTGAAGCATATACACATACGATACACGTAATTCATTGTGAGTTACCATAGTCAATTGTTCAATGGGCGACAACATAGTTTGAAATTGGAAGACTTTTTGAAACAATTCATTTTGATAGGCGATGGTTTGAAAGGGATTCTTTGAATAATGATTCACCCGAACCAAGGCCCTATGAACGTCCCACTTGGATTCAATATCTTTCAACGTATAGGATACATTCTGTAATTGAAATAAACACTCTTTCGGCGAATAATAATTGATAAATCGGTTCAGTTCATCGCTCCAGTAATTCGGGTCGGTATTCGGAGGTATTTGATACACATAATTCTCTCCGGTGGATACATCCATCACCGAAATACCCACCGAGAACCAATTTCGTATTTTCTCAATATAAATAGACATCATATAATTGGACGTATCCTGATTATAGGATTCAATATAGGTTCCAGGGCTAATGATATCGGTGACTTCGCGAACTACATTCGGAGGTTCGCTAGTTTGATGAACCAAGACCACCGTATAGCCTTTGTCAATCAATAATTTGATGAATTTAGTCGCAAAGGGCATCTGAAATCCCGCCATCAACATCTCGGATGTTTTGTGAGCCACCGCAATATTCAAGATGGTTTGACACAAAGGATAAATATTCACTTCACCTAATTGTTGTTCATCAGTTATCATCGCATATATTTCATAAAAGGCTCCTACCTGC